GCTGCAACAGCCGTTGCTGCTGTATACGCAAAGCAGTCTGATCTTATCGACTCCAACGCCAAACTGGCGCAGTCTCTTGATACCACCTACGCAGGTCTTGCCAACGCACAGCGCGCCGCCGAGCTTTCTGGCGTATCTATGTCAGGGCTTGAGCAGGCATCAAAAGACCTCACTCGAAGGCTGTCCCAAGCCGCATCCGGAACCGGCCCCGCAATTCAGGCGCTCGACAGGTTAGGCGTGTCAGCTCAAGAGCTGCAAGCACTACCGCTTGATGAGCGTATCTCTGTTATCAACTCTGCCATCCGTGACTTTGTCCCGGCAGCCGAGCAGGCCGCTGTTGCCGGTCAACTGTTTGGCGAGGAAGGTTCGCTCGCAATCAGCCGACTGTCGCCAGAAACAATCGCGCAGGCCGCAAAAGAGGTTGAGCTATTCGGCCTGAACCTGTCCGACGTTGACGCAGCCAAGGTCGAGATGGCGAACGATGCATTCAGCACGTTTGGCCTGCTGGCTGATGGCGTTGGAAAGCAGCTAACCGTCCAGCTTGCGCCAATCGTCAAGGCCGTTGCCGATGAGTTCTTGAATGCTGCCGAAGAGGCTGGCGGGCTTGGCAACATAGTCCAAGATGTTGTGGCTAGCATTGTCCCTGCAATCGGTTTTGTTGTTAGTGCAGCAGACGGAGTTTCTCGCGCATTCAGCATAGTTGCTGACACTATCGTCGGCACTTTCGCAACAGCAGAATACTGGGTGAATATCATTGGCGCGGAGATCATGGAGATTCTGAGCCTGATTCCAGGCGTCGATCTCTCGCTGAATGTAGAATCAATGCGATCTTCAGCCATGATTGCGCAGCGCGTAGCAGCTCAGGCTTCTTCTGAGATTCAGCGCTCGCTGAACAAGCCGCTGGCCGGCGAAACATTCAAGCAGTTTGTCGCTGACGCGCAGGCATCTGCTGCGGCAGCTGCAGAACTAACCGTTGAATCCCGCCGAACGGCTGGCGGGATGAATACCATTAGCGTTGCGACAGGCGAGGCGTCTGCATCCGTTTCAAGGCTAAACGATGAGTTCGCCAGCACGCTTGCCGGATACGAGCGCCGATTGGCACTGATAGACGCGACAACCGAAAAGGAAAATCTGCTCTACGAGATCCAGTCTGGTCGATTGGTTGGTATCAACGAGGCTCAGCAGCAGCGCCTTATCATGCTGGCTGAAGAGCTAGACATGAAGGACCGCCTAAAGCAGATCGAGCAAGAGCAGGCCAATATTGACCGGCAGGCAGTCGGCATTGTTGAATCGCTGCGCACAGAAGAGCAAGCTATTCAGGACTCGTATGCGGCGCGCAGGGATATCATCCTTGCTGCTACGTTTGAAACTGAGCAGCAGCGCCAAGCTATTCTGGCAGAGCTTGAACAGCAGAGGTCTGATCAGCTTATGGAGCTTGAGCAGCAGCGCAATCAAGCCATGTTTCAGAGTTATAGCCAGCTTTTTGACGGGCTTGGCGGGCTGTACGCACAATTTGCAGGCGAACAATCAGGAGTTGCGCGAGCCATGTTCGCGGTGTCAAAGGCGTTCGCAATCGCTGATGCTGTTGTGAAGATTCAACAAGGGATTGCCGCCGCCGCTGTGCTGCCGTTTCCAGCCAACATCCCGGCTATGGCGTCAGTTGCGGCATCAACTGCAGGGATCGTTTCCACTATCTCGAGCACTAACATGGCGGCAGCGCCAAGTTACGACGGCGGCGGGTACACCGGAAACGGCTCACGCACAGGTGGTCTAGACGGCAAGGGCGGCTTCATGGCTATGATGCACCCGCGCGAGACTGTGATTGATCACACCAAAGGTCAGGGCATGGGCAACACTAACAACGTGAACGTCAACGTGAACACCAACGGTCAGCCGATGGACAGACGGTCAGAGGCTAGCATTAGCCGCGCAGTTGCTCGCGGCGTTGCGCGGGCTAACAGGAACTCATAATGGGCGCATTCATCGAAGAGCGGTTAGACGTGTCGGTACTGATTGGCGCTGAGTCTGACGACAGTTACATGCAGACAGTTAGCACCACGGTTGGCGGCTCTGTGTTCGTGTGGCTGGCAAACGGCAAGCCGTATCGAGAATTCGATATTGGTTACATTAAAGAGGAGCCAGAATTGGCTCAAGCTCTAGCTAGTCTGTACCACCGGACATACGGAGGTTATGCCGGGTTCAGGGTCAAGAGTTGGGATGACTACACGACCGCCAACGATGGCCGCAGTGCGTACACCTCGACCGACACCACGCTCGACCTGATTAGCGAAGGCGTTTACCAGCTTGTCAAAGAGTACGGGCGCGACGGTCCTGCGCTGCCTGTGCTTGGTCGCCCGCGTCGGACTATATACAAGCCTGTGCCAGGCGAGGTCGCCATATCTGTAGCGGGCGCTGACTATCCTGCCTCTCAGTGGTCAGTTGACACTACAACAGGTCGGGTAACGCTAGCGGCTAACAAAAGCCGCGCCATTACTGCCATCACGCAGTCGGCTCAGGCCGTTTTGACTGTAGGGTCCAACACTTTCCTTGTTGGTGAGTCTGTTGTGATAAGCGCCGTGGTTGGCATGACTCAGATCAATAACCTTCGCGCGCTCGTGACTGCAAAGCCAAGTGCAACGGAAATCACGGTTGATATCGACTCAACCACGTTCACGGCATACACCAGCGGCGGAACTGTTCAGACACGCCCGATCAGCGGTGAGGTAGTCGCAGGCGGTTGTGAGTTCGATATTCCCGTTAGATTCGATTCAGCGTTTTCAGTAAACGCCTTAGACCAGTATAATCGGGAGATATCAGGACTGAGGCTGATGGAGCTGCTAGATCCGTGAAATCCAATATTGCAGACCCAGGCACGCGCGTTTATTGCGCTCGCATCGTGCCGACTGGAAGCCAGCCAGTTGTCAGGCTGACCGGATACCCGACGCAGCTGGTAATGAGTAACGGCGAGACGTATCAATCGACTAGCGGCTATGAGTTTTCTGGCATTAGCGGCAGTTCTGACATGAGCGGCGCAGGCGTTGACCTTGACGGCATCCTGCAGGCTGGCGCGATTGATCTGGATGATATTGTCGTTGGCGCATACGACAATGCGAGAGTGTATGTTTTTGCGACTACGTTCACCGACCCGATAGAGGATGAGGAAGAAATCGCATCATACTTTTTCGGAAAGGTAGATGTTACGGACGACAAATACCGAGTGCAGATGATGAGCTTGGCTGACGTGTTAAGTCAGAAGGTTGGACGCAGCTACTCGCCGTCTTGCCCATGGACGCTTTTCGATCAACATCTCGGCGGAAACCTGATTGCCACAGACCGTAGTCGTTGCACAGGGCCGCGCTCTGCGCCTGACGGCCCACAGCTGGCTGATTATGTCGTGAGTGGCACGCTGACCAGCGTTACCAGTCAATACGAGTTCGCGGACACATCGCGAGCAGAATCTGACGACTGGTTTGGATATGGCGAGATCCTTTTCATCACGGGCAATAACGCCGGGCTGAAGTCGTTTCAGATCAAGATATTCGCCAGCGGTGTATTCACGCTGCATGAGGCGCTTCCATATGCGGTTCAGATCGGGGACCAGTATCAAGCCATCCCCGGTTGCCGAAAGCGGCTGCAGGATTGCCGAGACAAATTTGGAAACGCGATCAACAGGGGGGCGTTCGATGAGGTTCCGAGCCGCACCGAGTACACGCAACGGGGACGCGGAGCATGACGCCAGACGACATCATTGCCGCCGCCATGGAGTGTGAGGACACGCCGTTTCGGCACCAGGGGCGCGTGCCGGGCGTCGGCATGGACTGCGCCGGGCTGCTTGTGCATTGCTTCAAGCGACTCGGGTTGCCGTACTCTGATGAGCGTGGCTACCCACGCACGCCGTTTGACGGGCAGCTGCAAAAGATCCTTGATCGCCAGCCGTCACTCGTGCGTATTCCTGTTTCGGAGGCGAGTGCCGGTGACTGGCTCATCATGCGGGTCAGTCGAGACCCGCAGCATATCGTCCTGCATGCTGGCTTCGAGCGCGGCGTGCCGTATATCATCCACGGCAGTTACGATTCAGGCCGAGTGGTTCGGCACCGGCTGGACGACCTCAACAACGGGCGGATTATGAGCGCGTATCGGATGGTGAAAGCATGAGCGGCGGGCTAGCAGGTGCCATTGTTGGCGGGGCGGTCGGGTTCCTAGTCGGCGGTCCTGTTGGGGCCTTAATCGGCGCGGGGGTCGGTTTTGCCGCGTTCGGGCAGTTGCAAGCTCCGGGGTTTGACGGCCCGCGACTGTCCGACCTGACTATCCAAACAAGCACATACGGGACGAAGATCCCGTCTGTTGAGGGTACGATAGCCATAAGCGGGAATATCCTGTGGCTTGAAAACGGCAAGCTCCGCGAGGTCGTGCGTAAAACCAGCAGCGGCGGCAAGGGTGGCGGCGGCGACGCAACGAAGGAGTATAAGTACTTTGCCACATTTCACCTCGGGCTATGCGAGGGCCCGGTGGCGGCAGTGCGCCGGATCTGGTGTTCGGATAAGCTGATCTATGACGCCGGGTCGGGCGACCTCGAAACAATCATCGCGAGTAACGAGTCGGCGAAAAAATGGACCTTCTACAACGGGTCAGACGACCAGCTGCCGAGCGCGCGATATCAGGCTGACGTCGGGGTGGACAACGCAAGCGCGCGGCGCGGCTTGTGCTATATCGAGTTCCGGGACTTTGCGCTTGATGACTACGGCAACACGCTTGAGGGCGCGCAGTTTCGGGTCGAGCTGGCAGCAAACAGCAGCGTGACAAGACCAACCTATATGTTTGACCGCCCCATGCAAGGCGAGGTGGTCTACTCCGACGCGGCGATCGTGCAGACCGCCGTGGCAAATGCGGGGCGCGTAGTAGGAGATCGGTATTACGGATCCGTTACGTTCTTCACCTACAATCACGCGGGGCGGCTGCTGCGCATAGGATATGGTTCGGCTTCGGTGCCTGTCTCTGGGACTACGAGCTTGACATTTTATAAGTCCCTGTTCCTGCGCGGCGTGAAAGACAGCATGTTTGTCTATCGACTTAGCGGCGTCAGTCTAGTTGCCGGCGCTATCAGCGGCCCCGTTGAGCTGTCAACGCCAGACGCCAGCAAGGCATACGTGCGGACGCAGTGGGGTGACTTCCTGCCGACCGCTACGGACGTCAAGGTGCACCGAGATGGCCTATTTTTTAGCGTTGTTTATGCCGGCGTCAACCATCAAACATTTCAGGCGCTAGAGTCCCAATGGCGGCTTTTTGCAAAATACGTTAAGGCTGCTGACCTGTCGCTATGGTTTGCCGAGCTAAGCCAGGAAGGTGGCGGAGTGCTCTGGGAGCAGCGCCTGGGTACCGGGAGCGCATGGGCAAATGCCGATAAACTCGCCGTCACAGATGGCAGGCTGGCAGTACACGCATCGGGGTTTTTGCGCGTTTATGAGATTGGCCCCAACTCGGTTACGCTGATCGGGCAGCTGGCGCTATCCGGGCAAGGGCCGATGTACCATTTCGCTCCGGGTTTTGCCGTGACCGGTGGCGGACGTGTCTACCAGGTCACGGACCGCCGATCTACCGGCCCCGAACCGCTCGCGAACGTAGTTACTCGGCAAGTCGAGCGATCCGCAATGCTGAGCGCCGCAGACGTTGACGTTTCCGAGCTTACCTCTGTTGTCCGTGGGTATCGACATAGTGGCGGCTCGATTCGTGCGGCGCTTGAGCCGCTGGCTACTGCGTTCCAGTTTTCGGTCGTGCCTTCGGGCTACAAGCTAAAGTGCGTTCCGCGCGGACAGGCCAGCGTGGCGACAATTCCATACGAGGATCTTGGCGCAACAACCAGCTCAACGCCATCTGACGTATTCAAGCAATCGCGCGAAATGGACAGCCAGCTGCCCGCCGTTGTCACTGTCAAATACATTGATGCAGGACGAGATTACGACATTGCCGAGCAATCCTCTGCGCGAATCAATACGGAGGCAGTGAACGAGTCAAGCACAGAGCTTGCATTAGTACTTAGCCCCGACGAGGGTGCCGGTGTTGCGGAAATGCTGCGTGAACGCGGATGGCTTGAGCGGACGGATTTTGAGTTCACTTTGCCGCAGGAGTACCTGTACCTTGAACCGGCAGATGTTATCACGGTACAGACGCCTGATGCGGACTATGAATGCTTTATCTCTGAGCTTGAGGTAACTCAGGATGGCCGCGTAGAGATTAAAGCCAAGCCGAACGCGGCGGCAATCTATACGCCTAACGCCTCTGGCGGAGAGGGAAAAGAGCCAGGCGGAACAATCGGCGTCACTGGACCGTCTTTGTTCGTTCCGCTAGATATTCCCGTAGTAGACGAGGGGCTGCAAAACCGCCTTGGCTTCGTCGGCGTGATGACCGGATATACCGACGGCTGGCCTGGCGGGGTGCTGTACCGCTCGCCGGATGCCGGGCAGACGTGGACTGATATCCAGGGGTGGGCAGCTAAATGCACAATCGGTACGGCGACTGAGGCGCTCGGGCAACACGCAGGTTATTTGATCGACCAGACCGAAATCCCGGTTAGCTTCATCAGTGGCGAGCTTGTCAGCGTGACCCGCGAGCAGATGATTTCCGGGGCGAACTATTGTGCATATGGCGCTGACGGGCGCTGGGAGATTGTGCGGTTCCAGGATGCCGAGCTGCAATCCGACGGGAGCTACCTTGTGTCAAACTGGGTGCGCGGCGACAAGGGGACGGAGTGGGCGACTGGCCTGCACCAGCCGGGCGACTGGCTAATCCTGCTAGATGACCCAGATAACGTTTTTATCACAATGGCTACCGAGTCGCTGACGCTGGAGCGGCTATACCGGGCAATCACTCAGCGCGACACGATTGACAGCGGCGATGACGTGGCTTTCGCCTATCGCGGTGTCAACCTTGAGCCGCTGAGCGCGATTGACGCAAGCGGGGAGCGCGACGGGTCAGGTAATCTGGCTGTCGAGTTCACGCGGCGCAGCAGGCTGACGAGCAGTTGGTGGACGACAGGCGTGACAGCCCCGGTAGGCGAGTTCGCCGAGGCATACGAAATCGACGTTATGGACGGTGCAAACGTGGTGCGGACTATCACTGCTGCGGCCCCGCTGTTCGTATACAGCGCCGCAGACCAGACGACCGACTTCGGGTCGCCTCAGTCTGATATACTGTTCCGCATCTACCAGCTGTCCGATGTTGTCGGGCGCGGCTATGTTTATGAGGTGACATTGTGACGACACCGAATCTTGATCTGCCTGAAATGGCAAACAGCGCGGGAAACTACCTCCGAGTCAATGAGGCACTCGCACTGCTGGACGCCACGGTGCAGGCCACGGTTATCAGCCAGACCCTGACGGCAGCGCCTGGGTCTCCTGCTGACGGCGACCGCTACATTATGGCGTCTTCATGGGCGGGCGTGACCGGCGCAGCCGCCGGGTACATTGCGGTCTATCGTACCGGCTCGGGCTGGATCGTGATCGAGCCGCGCGAGGGCTGGAAAGTCGAGGTGCTGGCGGACGAGGTAACGTATCGTTACGACGGGTCAGCGTGGGCGGAGTGGTCAGCCGGTGGCGCTGGGGGCTGGGACGCCCTGCTGACTCCGGCGAGCGCGTCGGGGGTGCTTACTGCAAGCCTCGCCGAGCCTGCCGGGCTGGCGGTTACGCTGACCGAGGACGTTACCGATTTCTCGCTTACCGATATACCGACGGGGAAGGTTGTCGTATTTACGATCAAGTGGGTGCAGGACGGCACAGGCGGCTGGACGGTCACATTCCCCGTCGGGTTCCAGTCTCCGACACAGCCTAGCGCAGCAGCCGGAACCGTATCAATCCGGTCGTACTATACCGACAACGGTGGCGCGACAATCTACGAGGCGGCGTGATGCGTAGCGGGAAGTTTGGTTTTTTGGGATCGTTTGACGCGGCGGCGGCGTGGACCCCAGCTGACATAACAACAGCTCTTTGGCTGGACGCGGCAGATGCAGGCACGCTAACGATTGACGTGGCATCGGGTGTTGAAGTTTGGGCAGATAAGAGTGGCAACGCGCGGGATTTTTCACAGTCGGTGAGTTCCAGGAGACCAACACTAGAGGCAGAAGGGCTAAATGGTGGCCCGTGTTTGTTTTTTGATGTCAGTAAATATCTTGAACGTACAGGCTGGAGTAGCTCATCATCACACTCATTATTCGCTGTAGTCAGTCCCCCTGCTTCTGGTGACAGACGGTATCTGTTATGCAGCGGTATAAAAGAGACAACAGCCGAGCCGGATTCTCAACTGCTACTGTTCGCAATGCGCAACAACGCGCAGCGGGTCGGGTATTTTGACGGAACCGCATGGCGTGGCGCTGCTGCCGCAACGGGTAGCCCTCAGGCACTAGGGTGGGTGATCGGACCATCTGGCGGTGCGATATATAGAGACGGGTCGGCAATCGAAGAGGGTCTAGGTTACTCACTCAATACAATACGACCGGATAAGCGCACTTCGATCGGCGCACGGGTTGGCGACGTATCTAACTGGAGCCAGTCTCGCGTGAGCGAAATCGTACTGCTAGACGGCGTGATCAGTGAGACTGATCGTCAAAACATCAGCGCCTACTTCGCGGCAAAATGGGGTACTCCAACGCCGTCTTGACGGCCCGCGTATAGACGACCAGAAGTTGTAGTTGCCGGTACTACAAAACCCGGCTGGAACGCCCACATCCCTGTAGAGCCATCGCAGCATGCCCGCCCGGGCTGCTGCTGACGCTAGTATCCGGAAAGCAATTAACTGACATCTAACCGACGACCATCCGATGAGCCAAGATCTCCGCGCCGAGCATCAGCATTAAGCAAAGCGCGGCGGTCGCAATTGCAGCAATCAGAATAGTCTTCATTCGTGGATCTCCTTAATGATTCCATTCTCTTCGTAGCGAGTCGAGCGTCCGCGCCTCCACATTAGCGGGCAGCGGCAAACGATCTCGTATCCGTTTTTAAGGTCGCGATCTACGGCGGCGCGCAGATCGAGCTGGTATCTATTGTCATTCATATTCCACCCTCCGTTTTGATAGGCTAACCATAGGTGCTAGAATGTCAAATATCAAACGCATATCGACGAACGGTCGCGTCAATTTTTCGTCGATGCTAAAATGACACCACACTGAGCGGGTATTGAAAGATGAGGACGGCACGAATGAGCAACCAGTTATCACATGAAGTTGTCGCGGCTGGCGGCAAGTTGGCCCCGGCTGCGGTTGTGGTGACTAGCGATGCCGTCGCTCGCACGTTCTTTGGTATGTCGTTTCAGGATTGGGTGTATATCCTGACGGCGGCATACCTGATTTTTCAGATTGTGGTGATACTTCCAAGGGTCGGAGGCACAATCAAAGGCTGGTTCAAGCGTGGGAATTAAAGCCCGCATTGCAGCCGGAACGCTTGTTCTCGCAAGCGGCGGGCTGCTTTCGTTTCTGGCGACATGGGAGGGGGATGGGCAGAACACTGTCTATCCCGATCAGTTCGCTAACGGGCTGCCAACTGTCTGCATGGGCCTGACGCGGCACACAAGCCCGGTGCCTGTCATCGTTGGCGACTACTGGTCAGATGAGAAGTGCGCCGAGATCGAGCAGATTGTCATCCAAGGCGGGCAGCTTGAGCTGGCCGACTGCATCCGCAACGACCGTATCAGCCAGAACACCTTTGATGCCCTGTCATCATTCGCGCACAACGTTGGCACACCTTCCGCATGCGCCAGTCGCGCAATGGGGCTAATCAACGCCGGACGAGTCGCAGATGGCTGCAAGGCGCTGGCCTGGGGTGCGGATGGGCGCAAGGTGTGGGCGTATGCTGGCGGTCGATATGTGCGCGGCCTGCATAACCGCCGACTGGCCGAGGTGCAATTGTGCTTGAAGCCGTGAAGGTCGGTGTTGCAGTTGGTGCGCTCGCGCTGGCATTCGGCGCTGGCTGGTCATGGCAGGGCGCACGCTCTGATGCCGCCATGTCTGACCTGATGGCGAAACACGCAACAGCTCTGGCAGAGGCTACAGAGGCCGCACGAACAGAAGAACGCCGCCGCTTTGAGTCAGTGGCGCAAGAGGGGGTGAATGGTGATGAAGAGCTGCAAGATATTAGCAATCGCGCTGCTGCTAGCGATGCTGAGTCTGACCGGCTGCGGCAGCGACTCGATCAAGTCACCCGGCATTACCGCGCCGACAATTCCCGACTTGCCACCGAGTGGGCGACAGCAACCGAGACCATCCGTGTGCTCACCGGATTGCTTGCAGAGTATGACGGATTTGCGGGTCCGGTCGCTGGAGCTTATGAAGACGCTCGCGCCCGAGGATTGACCTGCGAGCGCGCTTGGGATGCCATCAGGGGCGCTGAACGTGCCGATGCGCCTGAGCGATAAGTTCGCCATTGCCGGGATACTGTGACAGCGCGTCTGTTAGCTCCATGATCAGCTTGTAGTCCTCTTCGATCTCCAGTTCTAGCAATTCCGCGTCGCTGCCGTACGCCTCTGCGCGCTTGGTTGCTGCGTACATGAGCACGGCCAGGATTGCGGAGGTTAGCATTAGTAGGGCGGTTAGCATTGGTCGGTCTCCTTTCTCATCGTTAAATCACACGATCCGTAACTTACCGCTTATTGCAGTCGCGCGCACTACCGCCCGTCGGATCAACCGGCTTGCGTATCAATTGCCAGCCTTCGCAGACCGTGCAGTACAGCCAGCCGGTAGACTGGTAGAACACAGCTCCAGTACCGGCCAGCTTGTGATCACAGCGGCAATCGCGGCTGTCGTAGTGTGGACGGGTCATCGCGCCACCGCCTGCCATGATATCCACTCTGGCGCACTGTCGCGCATAACCTCGTCAACGATAAGGTGAGCCAAGTGCTGCAGAAGGCACTTATCGCGTGGTCTGAACGTCATACTGCCGGAATTAGTCTGCACGCTAACAGTCCACAGGCGTGCCGACGTTGGGCGCTGCCCGATGATCCGCAGCTTATCTGTGCGGCTGTCGTATAGGGCTTTCATAAATCCTCCAGGTCTGGCAAAGATCCCCACAGCAAGCCAGAGCCGATCTTTGATACCGTGGACTGGCATAGCCGGTAATCTCGAGCAATGGCTTCGTTGCTGTGCCGCATTGCCACTTCAAAAAGCCTGCGCCTCTCTATGCCGCATTGCTGGATCAGTCGGAAGTCGTCGCAGGTTGTCGCGTTGTGGCCGTTGACGATCCGGTTAATGCTGCTCGGTGCCTTGCCAAACTTCTCTGCAAGCGCCGCGTTGCTTAGTTTGCCTGCCTCATCTAGTAGGCGGTGGCGAAGCGCAACGCGGCGTTTGATGTTGAGCGCTTTTGTCTCAGTCAACTTTACGGGCACGGGCTGGACCTGCTTCGATGGCTTGTTCAAGCGTCATGCCCTTTGACATACGGCGGCGCATGCAGTTGTAGCTGATGCCGAACCGGCTCTCCAGCTCTCGAAAGGTGTACTGCTGACCCTTATACGTTTGCTTTGCCTTGTCGCTGTTTGCTCTATCACGGGCGACTCTGAAAGTCGCTGAGTGCAGGTCAATGTCTTTGCACTGCAGCCCTTCAGGCTCAAGCTCCTGGATGGTGCCGCCGCTATTCAGATAGTCCATCGTCAGCAGCTCGATCATTGCGCGGTCGGATTGGCGCGCGGCGACGGTGTATGCGCCGAAAGGATGGGATTCAGATTGGTTCATTTTTTATTTCCTCGTTCTTGTTTCAGTCTGCGCTGCTCAATCAGAGCAGCATTGCCGCTCACGGATGAACCGCCGACGTACTGTATGTACGCCATTGATACTCGACCGTGCCCGCAGCAGGCGTTCCATATCGCACCGGGTAGCGTTCCAAGGCATCCGTCATGGCCTTCGTGTGATGGCATTAGTCCGCAGTGTGCGCATTGGCCGCGTTGGCCGCTGCCTGCTATGTCGTGGGTATGCATTAGTTGCTCTCCTTGCCCTGCCGGGCTAGGGCTGCGTCGATGCGGGCGAGTTGTGCGCACGCACCATTGGTCGGGACTGGCAGTTTCTCGACCCATACCGCCACCCGCTCAACAGGCGCAGGGGCTGCGAGCATGGCCTGCACGTCTTCGATGTACTCTCCCCCGTACATGGCCCAATTGTCGGTGCGGTCGATGTTGCACGCATCCGCAGAGCGATCAGACAGTACGCGAGCCATAGTAGATACATCCGGCACGCAAACCCGCCCGCGCAGATCTGCCAACTCAGCCTCAAGCACCGCACAACGCGCCTTGTAGTCACCGGCTGACATATCATCCGGCACCAAGACGCCCGGCGTCATTTCGTGTTCTTGTTTCATGCCGCCTCCGCTGCGTGGTTCCTGGCGCTCAGTGACAGACCCATCAGGTTGCTGAACTCATCGCTGCTGATCTTGCCGGACAGAGACGAAACCATCAGGATGCCGTGCAGCACGCCGAACGAGTATTCGGGGTGGCGACCATACCGAACGTCTTTGAGGTGATTGAGCACATAGCGAATCACTGTTTCTCGCTTCATTCTTCCATCTCCTTATGCTTCAAAACGTCCTCAACTGAATAGCGGCCCTGGTCGAACGCCTCGGCTACTGCATAAACCTGATCGGCGTCGCGAAGGCGTTGAAGTGCGCCAGACAGCAGGTACTCCAGCGCCTCGCAGCGGTCGCGCAGCAGGTCGGCGTTCTGGGTTGTGGTGATGTTGCGTTGGCTCATTGTGGTCATTGTGCTGCCCTCCAATTGACGCCCTTGTTCTCCGGGTGCAGCAGGTAGGCCGCGCCCATTTCGTCGATGCGTGCCGCTGTGCGAATTGCATTGCGGCGTTGGAGCTGGATGCGCTCCAGTTCTTTGCGTGTTTTGCGTGTTGCCATTGTCATGTCGATTACTCCTCCGAAGCCAGTGCCGATTCAGCAGATCGCTCGCACACCTCAACCTCGTACAGATCGTGGCAGTCGCCGCAGTAGCAGGAATCCTTCATTGCGCGGACCTTCTGGCCGTAGCGCTCGCACTCTTTGCAAAACTTCAGGTTCTCGGTATTCATATTCCCAACTCCTCCGTTATCCGTGCAGTGATAGTAGCCCATCCGTGCGGGGAGTGGGCTACCGTTCGTCGGGTTAGAACAAGTCGTATTGAGTAGATTTGGCAAGCTCAAGATTGCGGATTGCCAGCTTGAAGTATGACTCTTTCAGTTCCGCACCGACAAACCGTCGCCCCGCCTTCAATGCCATGTACCCCTCGCTGCCGATACCCATGAATGGTGACCAGACGATATCGCCGGGGTTGCTCCATAGTTGCAGACACCGCTGGATCACGTCGAGCTGTAGCGGGCATATATGGCGCTCGTCGTCGCTCTCGCGGCCTTCTCGAAAGTTGAGCGTGTCGGTCTGATTGATATCCATCCATACCGGGCTGGCGTAGCGTTGCCAGACGTCAACGGACGTGTTGTGGCTGCCATCCTCGACCGTCCAGCATTCGCGCCCATCGTTCCATACATGTCGCTTGAATCCAGGCGCAGGCTGGTCTCCAACGTAATAGGTAAAAGCGCCGCTGATCGGCTCTGCGTTATCGCCAGGCTTGCGCATCATAATCATGTTGTCCGGAATACCCATGCGGCTCATGCTGCTGTCTTTCTTGATGGTCTTGTGCAGCAGGCCGAGCGCCTTTGTGCGCTGCATGGCAACTACTGGGTCTTTCCAGATGCAGACTTCAGAATGGAAGATGAACCCTGCATCTTGATATGCGCGGATCAACTCTCCACGGAAATCACGGATGCCGATAAATCCATCGTTCTGTTTGCTGGTCGGCAGGTTCATGCAGTGGATCGCAATGATGCGGCCAGGCTTCATAACGCGAAACTGCTCTCGGATCAGGAACAGGTACTGCTGCCAGAACTCGTTGCTGTCCTTGCTGTTGCCCATGTCGCGGTCGCTGTTGCTGTATGTGTACAGCGACTCGAACGGAGGGCTGAATACCGAAAACCCTACTGAGTTATCCGGCAGACCCATCGCCACCTCGACAGTATCAGCGTGATATGCCGCATAGTTTTCGGTCATTACTTGGTCGATTACGCTAGCCATTTTGGAAGCTCCATTTTCTTTTCTGGGTTGTATTCTGTTTTTGTGGTTGCTGCTGCGAAGATGGATTGATCCATCATTGTTTTCATGTGCTCAACCATCTTCTCGCCAAGCACCTTGTTCTGTTCGTCTTTGCGTCGGATGTTATCGACCACTGCGCCCTCGGTGTCTGCCGATACGATATGTACATGGACAGGCTTTTTCTGGCCGAACCGCCAGCAGCGGCGGATAGCTTGGTAGTACGATTCCCAGCTATCCGACAATCCGACAAAGATCATCTGATTGCAGTTCTGCCAGTTCATGCCAAACCCGGCGATCTTGGGCTTACTGACCAGAACGCGGACGTCATTATGGGCAAAACCCATCAACGATTCCGTCTTGTGCTCTGGCTTATCAGCGCCTTTTACTTCTACGGCATCGCGGCATGAGGTTGTCAGCATCTCGCTTTCGTCATTGAGGTGGCACCATATAAGCACCTGCCCGTCCATGCTGTTAGCAATTTCAGCGGCCTTGGCAACGCGGTCATGCACAGAGTCTTTGCGCGCCTTGTTGCGCTCCTGCAATCCCTGTGCAGGCTCAACAAACAGAGAATCTTCCGGCACTGTCTCAATCACGTGCGAGTGGTAAACTATTTCCGGGAGTACATGCGCCGAACCGTCAAATCCAAGATCCTCAGGCTTGCGGATGACGACAGCCCACGTTGCGAGCCATTGGAAAAACTTGGACTCGCCATGCCCTTTGAGTCGCCACTTAGCAACATCACCGCCGTCATGGATAAAGAACATCGCCAGCATTTCGATCTGGCTCATGATGCCCAGGAACTCGGATTGCGTGCCAAGCTCCATAAAATCGTTCGGGCTTGGGGTTGCTGTGCAACTCAGTCGATACGGGATATGCGCCCCGAACTCGGTAATCTCCTTGCGGCGTCGTCCGTCCATGCCCTTGAGGATGCTGGATTCGTCAAGCACGATGCCGTGAAAGTCATCAGGACTGAATTTGTGCAGCTGCTCGTAGTTCGTGATGACGACTTGCGGACCTGTTGCCGGGTTATCTGGATCAGCGCGATCAACAGTGATTCCGTATTTCGCCCCTTCCTCAATCGTCTGATTCGACACTGCAAGCGGCGCAAGCACCAGCACTGGATGGCCGGTATGCTTGGCAACCTGGTCGGCCCATGCCAGCTGCATGATGGTTTTGCCAAGGCCGGTATCAGCAAAAATAGCCGCCTTTCCGCGCTTCAAGGCCCAACGGACAATCGGCTCTTGGTAGTCAAAAAGCGGATACGGCAGAGCAGCAGCAGTAAAGCCTGCCTCCACATGCCTGAATGCCTTTTGGCTTATAAACTCCTGATACTCCATTTTCATCCCCCTGTTGTTGTGTAGCAGCCGCAACATTACATCAGGCGGCGCGTTCAGTGTTGACCGTTCGTCGGTTAGCCAGCAACTCGCGTTGCGTATGTGACGATATCTCTGGCTGTAGATAGTCCGCACCCGTACTTTTTTGCAAGCGCCCTTATGCTGACGACATACGGCATATATTCCTCGCGCATCGCCTCGACTTGCTCTGTCGTCAGTTTCGCACGCTGATGCCATTCTCCGACTCTGTGACCTGTAGGTGATCGCTTTTTCATTGGTTTCCTACCTCCACTTTTATGACCGTGTGCCGGACGAACACCTGCCCAGCAATCCCCATAGCCTCATCAACCGTCGCCCGATCCTGAACGATCATGCTCAGAGGATGCTTGCGGCCTTGTATGTACACGCGAAAGGCCGAGTGCTTCTCACCGCTCGCAAGCTCAGGCTCAGGACGCCAGCCGCCATGAATGAGCCGAATACGATCTTTAATCGGCTCTTGTAGTTCAATGGGCCAGCGTTCGATCCATGCCATGCGCTCGAATTTCGGGCGGGATAGGATGGCTAGGGCGGTGCTGGTGAGGTTCATGCTTTTGGCCTGAGGAAGCCCGCGCCGTAACGCGGGCGGGGTTGGTTACATGCCGTGCAGGAAGTGCAGCGGGGCGAATGGAATGTCGTCGTCAATCGCGCCACCGCCGGACTGTTGGGCGGGCGGTTGCGACTGCGCTGCCTGAGCACTCGGGGCTTGCGGTGCGGCCTGCTGCGAATCGTCACGCTTGCCGATCAGGTCAATCGAGTTGACGCGCAACTGCAGGTACGTCTTGCCTTCGTGCTCGCGCGTGGACAGTTCGCCGCTGACTGCTACCTGCTGCCCTTTCTTGAGATAGCTAGGCAGCGCGCCTTCTGCTTGCTTGCCCCAGATCGAGCAGTCAAGCCAGACGGTTTGCTTCTTGTCGCCATAACCAGCCGTCATCGCCAGCGAAAAGCCGCACACGGTCGTGCTGCCTGCTGTGCGAACTTCCGCGTCTTTGCCCAAGTTGCCTGTTGCGGTTAGTACGTTCATCACATCACCTCTTCATTGTCGTCTTCGTTAATCTCAACCGGAGCAGCCTCTTCCAGCGCCTTGAGTTGTTCTGCGCTCAGCTGGCCGGTTTTCTGGCACTGGGCGATTACTTGTTGCAGGGTCATTTCACGCGATGCCAGCTTAGCCTTGATGGTCGGCAGCGCCTGGTCGAACTTGGCCTGCGGGTATGGATCTGCTGACAGTTCGCGCATCGGCTCGATCAGGTAGTCGGTGCGAACGCCTCGCCGCTCACTGATCTTCGTGACGTACTGTTTTTCAATGTGGCTAATATGCGATACGCGAATGCCGCCAAGCTCTTTCCCGCCAAACATAACGGTAGGCTCGCCAAACAGTGTGATGCTGCGACCGATCCAGCTTTGCAGGTTTGGACCCCATCCAGATGGATTGGACAGGCATTTGACCATGCCCTTTGACGGTATCCACGGCGTTTTCTCTCTGCCGGACATGTAAACCAGTAGCCTCGGCTCGCCTTTATCCATCTTGCGGCCCAGCTTCGTAATGATGAAAGCCTGCGGGCCAGATATAAAATCCTCATAGTTCATCTGGTCAGACTTGATGACCATGAACTCGCGTGCATCTGTAATGTCATTCATCTTCTACACCATCCCAATCAAGTTGTTCATTTTCGATTGCCCACGCAGGCAGGCACAGCCACTGCGGTTCACCAGCATACGCAGGCCACTCGTTGCGATCCAAGCATTCGGCATACAGGTTCAGCGCCTCACGATACAGGCGGCGACCTTCTGCGATTGCCTCGTCATCCAGCCGGTACACCGCGACTGCGTGCGGCATGGCCTTCTCAAGCGCGGCGAACTCGAACCGCTGCAACTGTTCTCCGGTTTCCCACTCCCACACGTCGGAGTAGAAAGCGGCTTGGACGTGGTAGCGGTAATTGGCGACGCTGCGAGCGAAAGCCTCCGGGCGCGCATCTTGTGTCGTCTTGAGGTCGAGCGGCAATCCTTCATCGGTCAGCCAGTCGAAACGGCACTTGACCTGCACGCCTGTCACCGGGTCAGTGGTCAGCACGGACAGCTCTGCCCGGCCTTCGCGTGACAGCACGTCTCGCAAGTACGGATGCACGCGCACCGACTCTTGCATGCCTGCGACGTAATCGGCCTCTTTCCCGGTCAGCACGAAATCAGCGCCATGCACGGCTACGGCCTGCTTGTATTCGCTGGCACGGCGGTCGCTCACGTTGCGCAGCAGCATGTACTGGCTGGCGAACACGTCCGGCTCCAGGATAGCGGCGTGCAATGCGCTGCCGATAATCATGGCGCGGCTTGGCTCCGTGCGCTCCTGATGGAACCAGTGCGCCGGACTACGCGCAATCAGATCGAGGCCGCTCTTGCTGATCGGCTCGCTTGCGTGGTACTGCTCGTTGGTTAGGTCGGTGGTTATCATGTTCCCGTCTCCGTGTTTAGTGGTTGCCAGTATGGCGGCGTGGTGGTAGTGTGTCAACTGTTAAGTTTAAACGCAACCATAGAAGGGCAAAAGGCAATGTACATGCTGACACTTGGCGAGATCGTGAAGCGCCTGAAGGGGCTAGACCTTGAGCAGGCATCAAAAGAAATGAAAATGAACTACCAGCAGTTATGGCGCATCCGCAACGGCATTGACACTAACCCGCAAAAGAAGACGCTGGAGAAGCTGAGCGATTATCTGATGGAAGAGGGGGAGGCGGGTTCGGATGTTGACGCTTAGACCATACCAAGAGGACATGCTTGTCCGAACGCGGGAGGCGCTGCAACGCCACAAGCGCGTATTACTCCAAGCGCCGACAGGTGCAGGGAAAACGGCGCTAACCGTCTACATGATGGGACGGGCAGCAGAGCAAGGGAAGCGCAGCATGTTCCTCGTGCATCAAACAGAGCTGCTGAGCCAGACCAGCCGGGCGCTGTGGGCGCAGAAGCTCGAGCACGGCATGATCGCAGCCGGGCGCAGTCGAAGCCGACAGCCTGCACAAGTGGCGAGCGTGCAAACGCTGGTGCGCAGGTTGGATCAGTACGAACAGCCCGACCTAATCATTATCGACGAATGCCACCGCAGCGCATCAGCCAGTTATCAATCAATACTTGACCACTGGCCGGGCGTTCGCGTCGTTGGCCTGACCGCAACGCCGCAGCGCACAGACGGCAAAGGTCTTGACGACACATACGAGACAATCGTGCTCGGACCTTCCATCCGCGAACTGATGGATGCTGGCTATCTATGCGACTATGAGATTTTCGCGCCGCCTAACACGCTGGACCTGTCAGCCGTCAAAACGCGCATGGGCGACTACGACAAGGGCGAGCTTGAGGCAACGCTAGACAAGCCGACCATTACCGGCGACGCGGTGGCGACATACCGCAAGCACGCAAGCGGTAAGCGCTGCGTGGTCATGTGCGTCTCGATCAAGCATGCTGAGCACGTCCGTGATTCGTACCTGGCCGCTGGCGTGCCCGCTGAAATGATCGAAGGCAGCATGACGAACAAAGAGCGCGAGGAAGTGCTAGACCGCATGCGCACGGGCGAGACGCTTGTAATCGCGCAGGTGCAGCTGCTGATTGAGGGCGTCGATATTCCGTCAATCGAGGTGGTTCAGTGGCTGAGGCCTACGCAATCACTGATCGTATGGATGCAAGGCAATGGCCGAGGACTTCGCCCGTCGCCTGGCAAACAATCGTTGCTTATCCTCGATCAAGTCGGGAACTGGTCGCGCCACGGCCTCCCAGACGACGACCGCGAATGGTCCCTAGAAGGACGCAAGAAAGGCAGGCGCAAGACCGACGACGAACCAGACGTTCGCGTGCAGCAGTGCCAGAAGTGCTATCACGTCTTCCGGCCGGGCGTGTCTGAGTGCCCGTCATGTGGTGCGCCGGTTGAGCGCAAAGATCCGCGCAAACTGGAAGTAGTGGAAGGCGAGTTGCAGCGGGTGGATGCTGATCTTTTGAGACGCGAGACCAGGCGCGAACAGGGTCAGGCACGAGGACTGGCTCAGCTTGTCGAGCTGGGGGTTAATCGCGGCATGAAGCGCCCTGACGCATGGGCTGTTAACGTGTTCTGCAGTCGGAGCGGTCGAAAGCCAAGCGGCAAGGACTATCAAGAGGCCAAGCGCATGTATATGGAGTTGACGACGGTATGAACAAAGAAACCAAGATCCAGAACGCCATCATGCTCGCCCTTTCAAACGCTGGCTGCACTGTCTGGCGCGTGGAAACGTCCGGCGTATGGGTCGGTCGCCAGATCCACAAGGACGGCGACACCGTGACGCTGGCGAACGCTCGCATGTTCCTGTCAGGATTATGCAAAGGGGGCAGCGACATCATAGGTATCGACCCAACAGGGCGATTCATAGCCGTAGAGGTTAAAACGCCAGAGGGCCGACCAACCAAAGAACAGCTGAACTTCATCAACGCCGTAAAAGCGGCTGGCGGAATCGCTGGCATTGCCAGATCGCCACGCGAGGCGTTAGAGTTGTTGCGCGGCTAGGGGGCACCCGAAAGCAGCTAGTCACTGTTGCCGCGCCCTTTGACTACCTTTGACTGAGGACAATATGAGCACAAAACCGATTGAATGGTATGCGCGCCGGTATGTCGAGAAGTACGGGTTTAACCTCGTGCCAATCGAGCCGGGCCGCAAGTTCCCGACAGCGAACGACTGGGGCAATACCTGCCTGACAGAAGGCGACGCTGCCGAGGCGTTCTACCAGAAGCACCCAGACTGGAACATGGGCCTTGCGCTTGGTCCGTCGCGCATGTGCAGTCTCGATATCGACTGCGACGAGTCATTTCAGACCATCATCGACGAGTTCGGCATTGACGCGGACGAACTGTGGCGCTTCCCGACTATTCAAGGGCGCGACAAGGGGCGGCGTCTGATGTTTCGGGTGCCGGATGGGGTCGATCTACCGTATGCAAAGCTGAACTGGAAACGCGAGGACGACAGTGCAAAGAGCTACACAGTCTTCGAGCTTCGCGCCTCGTGCGACGGCAAGCAGCGGCAGGACGTCCTGCCGCCCTCTATCCACCCAGACACCGGCAAACCCTACGCATGGATCGTCCAGCCACCAAAGCCAGGCACCGACTGGCCGACTCCGCCCGCGTGGCTGCTCGCCATGTGGCAAGCGTGGGACAAGTTCAAGCCGCAACTACAGGCCGCTTGCCCGTGGGCCGTGGTCGAGACGCCAGCGCCAGCACGCACCAAGCCGCCGCGGCAAGAGCAGGGCGGCAACGTCATCCAGGCATTCAACGACGCGCACGACCTACGCGCCACGCTGGAGCGTTACGGATACACGCGCAAGGGCAAGAGCCGATACCTGTCGCCGCATACTTCTACAGGCTTGCCGGGCGTCGTGTTGTTCGAGGACGAACGCCGCTGCTTCATCCATCACGCGAGCGACCCGCTGTGCAGCGACGAAAGCGGACAGCCGGTCAACCCGTTTGACCTGTACTGCTACTACGACCACGGCGGCGATACGAGCAAGGCGGTCAAGGCTGCTGCTGAGGCGTTGGGGTTGAAGCCGGAGCGCCGGACGCCAGCAGCGAAGGCTATCCAGTCCGCTACGACCGACCCAGTGCCGCCGCAAGCGCCTGCTGACCCAGAGCCGCAGCCCACTAGCGCACCATTCAAGGCGCTAGGCTACAACGGCGGCGCTTACTACTACCTTCCGCGTGGGACTGAGCAGGTCTGCGAGATCAAGCGCGGATCTCATACCAGCCCAGCCGAGCTGATGAGTCTCGCTCCGATCGAGTGGTGGGAGTCGATCTACCCGAAAGGCAAGCAGGGCGGCTGCGACTGGCAACTGGCGGCAAGCGATTGCATGCGCCTGTGCGAACGCGTTGGCATCTACAGCCACGAGCGCGAGCGAGGCCGAGGCGCGTGGTTCGACGACGGTCGCCCAGTGCTGCACCTGGGTGACCGCCTGCTGGTAGACGGAAGCCCGACAGCGATTAGCGACCACGGCAGCCGGTTCATCTACACCAAGCAGGCGCCGATAGAGACAGGGCACAACGCCGAACCTGCTGACGACGCAACAGCCGAGCAGTTCGCGCTGATGTTCGATCAGCTCAACTGGTCAAGCCCTGTGCACTCGATATACGCCGCAGGGTTCTGCGCGCTGGCCCCGATCTGCGGCGGCCTGTCATGGCGTCCGCACCTGTGGCTGACCGCACGGCGTGGTGCGGGCAAGTCGTGGATTCAGGATCACATGGTCGGCCCGCTAATCGGCCCAGGCGCGCTAATGGTACAAGGCAGCACGACCGAGGCGGGCATTCGGCAGGCGCTCAAGCACGACGCACGCCCTATCGTGTTCGACGAGGCAGAAAGCGAGGACGCCAACAGCCAGCGCCGCATGCAGACCGTTATCGAGCTGGCCCGCCAGTCGTCCAGCGACTCCACGGCGCAGATCGTCAAGGGCACAGTCAACGGGTCTGGCCTGACGTTCCGCATGCGATCCATGTTCCTGCTAGGTTCGATCAACGTGGCGCTTTCTCAAGCCGCCGACGAGTCGCGCTTTACCGTCGTGTCGATCAACCCGCCTGACAAGACCAAGGAAGAGATCGAGCGGTTCGGACGATTCTCGCTGGAGGTGGACAACCTTTTTACCAACGAGAACTGCGCCGCCGTGCGTGCCCGCATATTCCGGCTGATGCCGGTGATACGCAAGAACGCTAAAGCCTTCGCAACGGCTGTTGCCGAGCTTCTCGGTAGTCAGCGCATCGGCGATCAGGTCGGGACGCTTATCGCTGGCTGGTGGGCGCTCAGCAGCCGTAACGCCGTATCCGTGCAAGAGGCTCGCGTGATCGTCGATCAGCTAGACTTCTCAGAGGCCAAAGAGGCAGAGGCGGTTAGCGACGAGGAATCGTGCCTGGCTCGCATTCTGCAATCGCAAGTGCGCTTCGACACCAGCGATGGGCAGAAGCAGAGAACGCTGGGCGAGCTGGTTAGTTGCGCTGCTGGCAAACTGGCAATCAGCGGAGTGCACGCGATGGACGCAAACGACATTCTCGGTCGCTACGGTCTGCGCGTCGAATCGCAGTTTGTGCACGTCGCAAACCAGCACGCAGAGCTTGCACGACTGATGAAGGACTCATCGTGGGCGGCTGGATGGCGTCGAATCCTGGCGCGTATCGACGGCGCTGGCCCATCACCCGAGCCGGTGCGGTTTGCCGGGTCGCGCAGCCGTGCAACGCGGATTCCAATAGAAAGCGTCACGTTTTGAACGTACTGTGACACCCTGTGCCGTCCTCTGTGACGGCATTTTTTTATGTATTTCAACGGTTTACGCAATGTGTCACGTTTGTCACGTCACGTTTGAAAACATAGCCCCATAGAGATAGATAAATATAGGCATACAGGCAGAGACTAAGAAGGGAAAAGCCTCATATATATATCTATTTCATTGTGATAAGTGTGTTAAGTGTGACAAACCGCTCTAGCACGGGACTTTCAGGCTGTCACGGTGTGTCACGTTTGTCACGTTTTATTGTGACGCCTGTTTTGACCCGTACACCCCAACGCGAGAAGGCGACGAATGGTAGTTGCCAAGCGGTGATTTGGTGGCATGATTCCCCTACGACATTGGAGACACGAACATGCCCAACCCCCACGCCCAAGACACCTACAGCCACTACGTCTACGAACAGCTAGACGAGCTGGAGCTGCTCCAGGCTAAGGTAGTCCCGCTGCCTGAGCCATTAAAGCGCCTGTACAAGCACAAGCCGATGACGCCTAGCCGTCTGATCGCGATGATCCATGTGATCGCAGGTGACACTGGGCGCGAGTTCATAACAAAGCGGTGCAAGGACAAGATGGGTGTGATTGTGTGTCGTGTTGGGTGAGGCGACGAACGGTCATCGCGCATGGCGAAATGGTGTGTATACTTGAGCCATAGACAACGAGGATGGAGTTATGGCCGTGAAGCGCAGAATCAAGCTGAATGTATGGGGCAACTGGATTGGCTACATTGGCCGTGAGCGCGTGCATACTTTTGACAATGAATGGGACGCCAATTATTGGCTTGAGCACGGGAAAACGCTTTATGAAGATTGAGCGTATTGAAAAGAAGGTCGCGGAAGCGATCATCAAGGCAAAGCACTACAGCGGACGACTGGGGATTATGTGGGAGGCGTTCGGCCTATTTCGTGATGGCCGTATTATCGGAGTGTGCTGCTATGGCCAGCCGTCAGCGCCAATCCAAAAGCACGCGTTTAGTGATCGAGATTTCAGGCTGTATGAACTAACGCGGCTTGTCGTTGACCGTGGAGCGCCAGCGAACGCGGCCAGCTTCCTGATCGCAGGGTCTCTGAAAATGCTGTCCGAAAAGCCGTGCGCCGTCGTCAGCTATGCTGATTCTGCGCATGGGCATTGCGGCATCGTGTATCAGGCGACCAACTGGATCTATACCGGCGCAACAAAGGCGCACGACAGCCTGTATCTAGTCAATGGCGAAAAGCTGCACGCCATGACAGTAATGGACAGATTCAATGTTACTGATCCAGGAAGATGGGCAAAAGAAAACGGCATACAGCGCATCAAGCCAGATGCCAAGCACAGGTATTTTATGCTTATCGGGTCGAAGTCGAAGAAGCGCAGCATGCTGAGCGCATTACGCTATCCGGTGGTGGCCGAATATCCAAAGACTGACAAGACGCTTTATGACTGCTCAGGGCCGTGCGCCGAATACATTGCTGAGCATCAGGAGGCTTTGTTTTGAAGAAAACCAAACGCCGCAACCTAACCATAACCGACGCCGACTATGCCTGGCTGCAAAATCTGGGCAATGGCAATGCGAGCAGGGGCGTTCGGGCTGCTCGGGCGCTGATCGAGCAGACGAACTGTACTAGACAGCAAGCGTGATAGCGGGATGATTGGCGGACTATCAAGAGGGAGACAAAAGCATGACCACAACCCCAGTACCAACATGCACAGATGATTTGCTGGCGGAGATTGAGGCAACCAGGTGCCCGTTCTCTGGTAACTACGAACTGGAAGATGCTCACATTGCCAAAATCAGGCAGGCAATTGACGGAGCCAGGCGTTACGATGCGCTAATGGAGCGCCTGCAATCGGCAGAGGCCGAGCTTTACCGTGACCTTCTGATCAAAGCCGGACGTTGGGTGCCTATGCCGGATGACTCATGCCAGTGCGAAGACTGTGTTGAGCAAGCAGAATTGGTTGTCGCCATCGAAGCGGCAGGGAAGGAGGCCAGTCAGTGACCATCGTCTTCCACATCCGCAGTCACCAGGTTAAGCCGCACGTCGACGATAACGGCGTGTTCCACGTCTGCGCCAGCATGCGCGAAGCCTGGGCCAAGGAATGGAAGCGCTACCGCCAGGAAGGCATGCACCGTTCGTCGGAACAAGGTTGCACGGTTCAGCGTGGGCGCTAGACTGTGCGGACGAAAACAAAGAGGGAGATGAATATGGACTACGCAACAATGGCCGACGCGCAACGCCAGCGAGAGGAAGAGCAGCTGGAGATTGCAGAGCTTAAGCGCGACGCGACTGTGGTGGAGCTGATGGAAGACAAATATCTCAACCTGCGCGGCACCGGCTTCTGGGATCTCGCAGTTGACGCGATGGACGACTTCGACAAGCTGCACAACACGGACGAGGAGCACAGCCTGACGCAACTGGTCATTGCAGCTTACGACAGCAGCGACCCGCTATTGCGCGCACTTGCCGCGCCCTACTACGAAATCCTGCGCCGCCACGCTGCAAAGCTGGCTGATGAGGAGGTGAGTAATGGGTAGCCCGCGCAGCTTCGCAGAACGCATAACCGCCCACCACAAGGCCATTGAGCAAGAGCGCGACGAACTGCGCCAGGTTCTTGGCCGCGTGCTGGAGGGATTGGATTCTGGCAACTTGGACGCGATTACGCTGGAGCGTGCGCGTGTACTGGCTAAGGGTAAGGAGAAAGGGGAATGAGTAAAGTAACAAGCGACGGCAGCACGGCCAGCTATTACGAGCTGCCAGAGGGCGCAAAAGAGCTGCAACACCTCATCAGCTACCGCAACATGAACGGGCAGCTCGCTGAGATATTCCGCGCCTGCTACAGGTACGGGATCGTCAGCCATAGCGACCAGCTGCGCGACGCAAAAAAGATGGTTTTCTATGCGATGGCAGAGGTCGAGCGGCTGGAGAAGTGGGCGTTGCTGGCGGACTTGACGTCAACTGGCGCGAAGATCAGCGAGTATGACCGCGACGCTTCCGAATGCATTAATGTCCAGCACTTCACGCTGAACACCGAAGCCATCCACGCCGAGCCATCCACCGAAGATGGGCACATTGCCACAAATCACGACAAGGGCTAGACTACATGCAACACGGCCCCGGTCTATGCTTGGCACGCTGGGGTTTTTAATCCGCTCCACGCCACGGAAGGCGCACAGCCTCCCGCCAGGTCGAGGCATTACCCCGCCAAGTGCGGGGATTTTTTTGCCCGACGAACGGTAGTTTACAACTATAACCACGGCGCTATACTAGACACATACCAACACGGAAACGGAGCGACAAACATGTTTAACGTAGAAATCACCTACAAGTCAGGCAAAGTAGAATTGGCTGCAATCGAAATCAGTAAGTATGTTGCAGCGCTTGAGTCTCTGGCGGCCGAGGGCCGAGTTTCAGGAATTAAGGTTCTAGGAGTAAAATAACCGAGGACATAACCGAGACAAGCCCGCCAAGCGCGGGCTTTTTTATGCCCATCCTCCGCACTTATGCTACCCTTTCGCCATTACATGACGGGGACTAGGCATGGCTGATCAGCGATATACAGACGAAGAACTGATCGAGGCGCTTGAGCGGAACCAGGGCAACAAGGCTGCAACAGCAAGGGATCTGCACTACGACGAACGCGCATTACGCAGACGACTAAAGCGTCTTGCGCTCAAGGGCTACAGTCCAGATCACGACATGACGCACGCCGTGCCGGACGGATTCAAGGTCAAAGGCGTTTCCACCTACTATAACAAAGACGGTCAGCCGACGGGGCAATGGGTTAAGTCAACGGCAGACAGCGAGCGGCAGTATCAGCTCATGGTCGAAGCCTGCAATGCCATGACTGCTGACCTCCCGAAGTTCCCGCCTGTAGCCCTCAAGCATCAAACCAACAGCAACCTGATGGCAGTCTACCCGATAGGCGATGCTCATATCGGCATGCGGGCGTGGGGTGACGAAACGCAGGGCCAGAATTGGGACATGCAGATCGCTGAGCAAGTGCAGTGCGGTGCAATGGCTGCGCTCGTCGAGGCTGCGCCAGCGGCAGACAAGGCAGTCATCATCAATTTGGGCGACTGGTTCCACGCCGACAACATGGAAGGCATGACAAGCCGATCAGGCCACGTCATGGACTTGGACGGGCGCTATGCCAAGATGATTCACGTTGGCATGAAGGTAATGCGTCAGTGCATCAAGTCCGCCCTTGATAAGCACGGCCACGTTGAGGTGATTAACGTTGTCGGCAATCACGACGACACGGGTGCGCTATGGATGAGCGTTGCGCTATCCCATGCATACGAGAACGAGCCGCGTGTAACTATCAACGATACACCGTCTGCGTTCCACTATGTCGAGTTCGGCAAGACCCTTATTGGCGCGCACCACGGCCACACCTGCAAGGGCGAGAGACTGCCCGGCGTCATGGCGGCAGATCAGGCGAAGGCGTGGGGACGCACAGAGCACCGCTACTGGTATCTTGGCCACGTCCATCATCAGAGCGTCAAGGAATACGCAGGCGTCACCGTTGAGAGCTTCAACACGCTGACCGCCAAGGACGCCTATGCGGCGTTCGGAGGATACCGCGCACGCCAGAACATGAAGTGCATTATCATTCACAAGGAATACGGCGAGGTCAGCAGGCATACCGTTCACCCCGACATGCTCAGGCTGTGAGCGTGGTATAATTGGCGTATATTGGAGGCTTACAGAATGACCAAAACCACCTACAGCCCTGAGATGCTGGAGAAGATTTACCAATACCGAGACGATTGGCGCGAGTTCAATCCGAGCGCCGTCGTGCCGTCAGCTGCATCGCTTGCCAAGTATCTCGGCATCGGTCGCCAGACGCTATACGACTGGAAAGAGCGCCACGACGAGGTGCGCGACGCGATGGACGTGATTCTTGGCGACCAAGAGGATATTCTTATTCAGTGCGGGCTATCAAAGCAGTTCGACCCCAAGCTAACCGCCATGATGCTGTCTTCTCATGGGTGGGTGCAGAAGAAGGAGCTGGATCATAGGTCTGGCGATAAAAGCATGTCGCCAAAGCAATCAATCGACGCAAGCAAACTGTCAACCGAAGCATTAGCCGAAATCCTAAATGCCGCAAACAATACCTCCGATTGACCTTGCCGAGGTTGAGCGCGAGCTTTGCGCTCGCTCTTTCTCGCACTTTGTGCGCAGGGCGTGGCCAAGCATTATCGCAGACAGGTATATTCACAACTGGCATGTCGATGCAATAGGCGAGCACCTTGAGGCTGTAGAGAGAGGGGAGTTGACCCGCCTTCTTGTTAACGTCCCTCCAGGCACAAGCAAATCAACACTTATTGGCGTAATGTACCCGGCGTGGCTGTGGGGGCCGAAGGCTAAGCCGCATCATCGGTATATTGGTGCAGCGCACGAGCAGGGCCTTGCAATTCGTGACAACAGGTTGATGCGAGAGCTTGTTACGTCAGACTGGTATCAAAGACTGTGGCCGCTAGCGATGATGAGCGACCAGAACGAAAAAATGTACTTTGAGAACGAGAGTCGAGGATTTCGCCAAGCGTGCGCCGTCAAGTCAATGACAGGGCGTCGCGGGCATACGGTTGCATGGGATGACCCATTGTCGCCAGAGAAAGCGCACAGCGTCGCGGATAGAGAGACAGCACTGCGCGTGCTTTCTGAAACGCTGCCTACGCGGCTTAATGACCCGATTACCTCTGCGATTATCATCGTCATGCAGCGCCTGCATGAGGATGACCCGAGCGGGTACATTTTGCGCGAGGGGCTGGGTTATGAGCACCTATGCCTGCCTATGGAGTTTGAACCAAAGCGCGCATGCGTTACCTCTATCGGCTTCAAAGACCCGCGCACCGAGGAAGGCGAGCTGCTATTCCCAGACCGCTTCCCTCGCGAAGTAGTTGATCGCGACAAGAAGGCAATGGGCAGCTTCGCAACTGCCGGACAGTTCCAGCAACGCCCAGACCCAGAGGGCGGCGGCATCTTCAAAGACGAATGGGTCCGGCATTGGTCGATTGAGCCCGATATCGACTACCTGACTATCTATGCCGATACGGCGCAGAAGACAGGACAGGAGAACGACTACAGCGTCTTTCAGCTATGGGCGAAAGGTAAAGACAAGCGCATTTACCTGATTGATATGATTCGCGGAAAGTGGGAGGCTCCGCAGCTTCTCGCTCAGGCGCAGGCATTCTGGGACAAGCACCGCGCCAAATACGGCAGCAAGCTGAGAAAGACAAAAGTAGAGGACAAGTCAAGCGGCACTGGGCTTATTCAGCAGTTCCGCCAAAAGAATATACCTGTAGAAGGCATACCTCGCGACCGCGACAAGATAAGTCGAGCATACGATACAGCTCCACAGGTTGAGGCCGGAAACGTGTTGCTGCCTGAGTCGCACGAATGTCTTTCGGATCTACTTGGGGAGCTGAGCAAGTTTCCCATGGCTTCGCATGACGACACAGTTGATCCGCTAATGGACGCCGTACAAGACATGCTCAACGGCAAACAGGTCATTGACAAGCCATTACCCATCACATTCAGCATGTAGTATACTGCCAATCAATTGACGCCGAGGTTATAGCATGTCGAATGTCAGCAACACCCACCCCGAGTATGCAGCGGCCATTCCAACGTGGCGCTTGACCCGCGATGCCGCTGCCGGGCAGGTGGCTGTTAAGGCTGGCGGCGAGCTGTACCTGCCGGGATTCGTGCCAAAGAACGAGGACCGATACAAGCAATACATGCTACGGGCGTTCTACATGAACGTGACCGGGCGCACCAAGAACAGCATGGTCGGCATGATCTTCCGCAAGCCGCCACAGTACAAGCTGCCGAGTCAGATCGAGGCGCTGCTAGAGAACATCGATGGCGCGGGCCAGTCACTTGAGCAGCTAGCGAAGGAAGCGGCTAACAACATCCTGGAATCCGGGCGTCACATATTCCTAGTGGACTACCCGCAAGCAGAAGAAGGCATGTCACGAGAGGACGAGGCGCGGCTTGATCTGCGCCCGACCATCGCCAGCTACCCAGCCGAGTCGCTGATTAACTGGCGCTTTGAGGGCGTGCGCGGCAAGCAGATGCTGACCCTGGCTGTATTGGCCGAGAGCGTCGAGAAGCCAGACAGCGACGAGTTCAGCCACGACTACGAAACGAAATACCGCGTACTGCGCCTGCGTGACGGCGTGTACACCCAGCAGATGTACGGCGACAACGGCGAGCCTGAAACCGAGGAATATAGCCCGCGTATGGCTGGCGGCGCTCCGTTCGATCATATCCCGCTGCACATTGCCGGTGCCGAGGACAACAGGCCGTCCGTCGACATGCCGCCGCTGTATGACGTGGCTATCGTTAACATCGCGCACTACCAGACGACTGCCGATCACCGTGAGAACCTGTTTATTCATGGGCAGTTGACGCTTGGCATTACGTCGGACCTGTCTTGGGAGGCTTTCAAAGAGGCAAACCCGAATGGCGTTATGGTTGGCGCTCCGACCGGCCACTACCTCGGCCAGACAGGCGCGTTCCATAGCGTGACAGCCCCTGAATCCAGCAGCCTGCGCGGCGCATTAACCGACCTTGAGGCTCAGATGGTCGCATTGGGTGCCCGCCTTGTGCAGAACGGCGGGCAGGCAGAGACAGCAGAGGCTGCGCGGATTAACGCCAGCGCTGAGGCGTCCGTGCTGGACGTGATGACCAACAACCTTTCAGAGGCGCTGGAGGCGGCGCTTGAAGACGTGGCCCTGTTCCTCGGCGTCGATCCTGGCGCTGTTGAATACCGGCTCAATACCGACTTCTGGGAGACTGGGCTTGATCCTGCTGCGCTGAGCGCAGTTATCCAAGCTCGACAGCAGGGGATTATCGGACCGCTTGACGCGCTGCACATGATCCGCACAGGGCGCGTGCAGCTACGCGAGGACCGCACAGACGAGCAGATTCAGGAAGATGTAGCGGGTTCGCTACTGGATGACGTACCGGCAGAGCCGGTAATTTAACGCACGGGGTGCAAACGCATGGCAAAGTTGAAACTGGAAGACGGCACAGAGGTAGAGGCGTTCACTGCTGAAGAAGTGGCGGCGCGAATCGCAGAAGAAACCAATGGCCTAAAGGCTAAGGTGGACGAGTTGCTTGGCGAGTCCAAGAGCGCAAAGCAGAAGGCTCGTGAGCTTGAGGAAAAGCAGGCCGCAGAGGCAGAAGCACGAGCGCGCGAGAAGGGCGAATTCAAAGAGCTGTACGAGCGCGAGCAGAAGTCGGCAGCCGAGTTGCGTGAGAAGCTGGAAGAACAAACAAAGCGGATCCAGCTGCGCGAGCTGGACGCCGCCGCCGCATCACTGACCGGCGAGCTGACCCGCGACACCAAACGGGCCGAACTGCTGAAACAACAGATCATGGCGTTTGCACGCTACACCGACGATGGCGTTCATTTTGAAATGGGCGGCGTCAAAGTTGACAGCGCCAAAATTCTGGCGCATATTACTGACAACTATCCGTTCCTTGTTGATGGGAGCGGCGCATCTGGCGGCGGGGCCGCTGGTAGCAAAAAGAGCGGCGGGGCCGTGAAGAAGTTCAATGAATATACCGGCGCAGAACTCAAGGCCATCAAAGACAAAGATCCCGGCGAGTACGAGCGCCTGCGAAGCGAACACTACGGCAAATAACTAGGAGGCCATAATGGCTACCACCCGCCTTTCTGACATCATTGATGTCGTTGTATACCGCGACCTGCCTCAGGTTGACGGTCCAGAGAAAACCGCGTTCTTTGAATCCGGTATCGTTACCCGTAACGGCCTGCTCGACGAGCTGGCAAACGCACCCGGCAAAACTGTTGAGCTGCCCTACTGGAACGATCTGGACGGCTCCATCGAGGTCAACTACAGCAACGACAACCCGGCAACCATCGCCACCCCGCAGAAGATCGCACAGGGCGAGCAGATCGCACGCAAGGCTTTCGTTAACCAAGGCTGGCAGGCTGCTGATCTGGCATCCGAGCTGGCAATGGGCGGCACCGCGATGGAAGCAGTCCGTGCCAAGACTGACCGTTACTTCATGCGCCAGTGGCAGCGCCGCCTGGTTGCATCGACCAACGGCATCCTGGCCGACAACGTAGCCAACGATTCCGGCGACATGGTGATCGACGTTGCCGCCGAGGCTATCGCCAGTCAGACCGCAGACACCCGCTTCAACCGTGATGCCTTCACCGAAGCCGCGTTCACTATGGGCGATGCCAAGACCAGCCTGAGTGCTATTGCGGTTCACTCCGCAGTGCATAAGCAGATGGTCAAGAATGACGACATCGTGTACATCCCGGACAGTCAGGGCATGCTGACCATCCCGACCTACATGGGCTTGCGCGTTATCGTTGACGACGGCATGACTGTAACCGCTGGCAGCACTGACGGCTTCAAGTACACCTCCGTTCTGTTCGGCTCTGGCATGTTCGGCTACGGTGTTGGCTCGCCGGAAGTCCCGGTCGAGATCGAGCGCGAAGCTGCGCAGGGTAACGGCGGCGGCATCGAGACCCTGTGGGTTCGCAACACTTGGCTGCTGCACCCGTTCGGCTTCCAAGCCACTGGCACCCCGGCAGGCGTGAGCTTCACAAACGCTGAGCTGGCTGCTGCCACTTCGTTTGACCGTGTACTGGATCGCAAGCTGATCCCGATGGCTTTCCTGATCACAAACTGATCGGTTGCCGAACGCAAGCCCCTGAGATAGCATCAAAGGGGCTTTTTTGTATGCGAGGTGATAGAATGAAGCTCAATGATGACGGCCTGATTCCGGGCCAGCAGGTTGACTTTGAAACGATGATGCGTATCCAGCGTGAACGCGCACTCAAGGCAAAGCAGCCGAAACCCGAAGAGCCGGAGGTGAAGCGCCGTGGCCGACCAAGAAAAAACACCGATGCCGATTCAGGATCAGACGTGGAACTGGTTCATGGCGCAGTATCAGAAGCGCCAGCAGAAGAAGCGTAAAGAGTCAGAAGCATGACGTATACCGTCCCCGACTTTGGGCCTAGTGATCTGCTGACCAATCCTCGGGTTGGCATCAGGCGCGCAAAGGTTAGCTCTGAGCCAGCCATCGGAGCTTTCGTTTTTGATGGCTTGGCATATTCAATGTCAGGGACGTATTCGATTGCTGATGGAACCAAGTTGGCTATGAATATATCGTTCGCGGCAGATAGCGTGATTGCCAGCGCATCGACGAACATGGACAACATTAGTCTGCGCGTAGGCGATGCAACTGGCGACTCTGACGGCATTGTTGATTCGACGAATCTCAATATGCTTTCTGTTGACGACACCCCGGCAAGCGCACAGTTGTACTACAACGCATCGCATGTTGGCGCTGAATTGGCATACGGGCAAGGCTTCATCGAGCCTTACGCTATCGCAGGCGCTGGCAACGACGTGTCGGTATTCGTCGAGAACAACACAGGCGCGACGCAGGCGGTAAAGATTCAGGTAACGTTCTACGAGATCGGCGCACGCATTGCATCGTTCGGCCTGACCACTTCAACACAACTTGAACCAGATACGGAAATGAGCACCTATGGCTAGACAGACGATTCCAAATAGCGGCCTATGGGGTTCCATTGCCGGTATCTTCAATAGCATGTTCACAGAGCTGTTCCAAAAGCAGCGATTCGGCGTGTACAACTACGACGACCTGGCGACCAAGACCACGCCGATCAGCATTGCCGCGCCTGCGACTTGGTATCCGATCACTAACGATGGCGCTGGGCCTTCTACGCTAAAGTTCCCGCTTGACGGGATACCTGATATCTGGGATACGACAACACAGGCTTTCGACTTCTCGGCTCTTGATCTTGGCGACACGTTTGATATTCGGCTTGATGTTGTGGTGACAAGCGGCACGGCGAACCAGGATTTCGACATCAGCCTGTTTGTCGCAGATGGCGAGCCTGGATCGTTCGAGATTCCATTTATCGTTCAGCAGTCATTCAAGTCCGCAGGCAATTACCGGATCATTCGCTATAACGGCACGTTTGCTGGCTCGACGTTTACAAAGGATAACCCGCTGCGCTTCAAGATTCGATCCAGCGCTGCAGGTAGTGTCGTTGTTAACGGCTGGTATGTTCGCGCCAGTAAGCGTGCGGCGGAGGTGGTCTAATGGCTGTCGTCGGCTATGTTGATGATGCAGACTTTTCCACATGGGCAGCGGCGCGTGGGATCACGCTGACCGGCACTGCTGCCGTCCTGCTGACCAAGGCGCTCGACTGGGTGGAGCTTCAGTCGTACAAAGGCACGCGCACTGACGACACGCAGCCGCTTAGCTGGCCGCGCACTGGCGTCTATATCGACGGCGTATTGCAGGACAGCAGCACCGTGCCGGGCCTTGTCGAAGAGCTGCAAATGCGCGTTGCTGCCGATATGGATGCGGGGTCTGATCCGCTTGGAGTTGGAAGCCAGACGGTGCAGAGCGAGATGGTAGTGGGCGCGGTTTCTGTCACCTATGCAGCGGGCAGCTACCAGCCGCGCACAAGCTCGCAGGTATCGCTGATCCTCGGAAAGCTGTCCGCTGCTGGTGGCGGCACTCAGTTCACGGTGAGTCGGGCATGAGCCAATTCGACTATGGCAAGATGCAAGGCACTGCTTCGCGCCTCATGGCTCGATTCAAGCAAGGCACCATCGTCTACACCGCACCCGGCACGCAGTCTGGTCCGGATTACGCGCCGGTATTCTCCGACCCGGTGCCGTACACTCTGGACGCGACCGCAACAGGTGTATCCGAAGAATATGTAGACGGAACGCAGATCATTGCAACCGATACAGAGGTAACGGCGGCGGTGTTTGGCGCTGTTCCCACAAGCGAGGGTACGCTGACGATTGACGGGCAGGCGTTGCAGATCGTCGGTATTAAGCAGATTCCGGCAGCGGGTACGCCGGTTGTTTGGAAATTGATTGTGAGGGCGTGATCAGTCTGATACGCTTTTATTGCGGCTAGGCTAGCTACCGAAAGCCAGTACACCCGGACTGGTTGCCGCTATTTTTACCGGGGCAATGCAAGGGTGATTGTATGGATTGGATTTTGCTTGCGCCAACCGGCACAATAGATGGGTTTAAGGCAAGAACCAGAAAGCCGATCAAGATTCGTATCGGCCCGATAAAAAACAAGAGAAACACAAGAGCAAAGCGAGATGCTGGCACGACCTGCGGGTCGCTGAAGCTGCTGAAGGTCGTAGCGCATACTGATCACGGGCATGAGCTTTTTGGTTGCGAATGCGCTTGCGGTGAAAGGATACTTGTATCTGCGTCCGCTTTTAATGGCGGAAGAACAACATCATGTGGATGCCAGAAAAGAAAAGCATATTATCATTCGTCCTACGTTCAGTTGTGGACCACCTACAAGCGGAACGCCAAGAAAAGAGATATTGAATTTGATCTAAGCGTAGAGGATTTCAAGTTAATATGCTCGCAACCCTGCTATTACTGCGGGACCCCACCATCGCAAAAACTAAATTGCTCCAGTGGAAGGCTGCATCAGCCTGACGGACCGCTAATTTATAGTGGAGTCGATAGGATGCTTAATGATTATGGCTATAATTTATTCAATTGCGTGCCTTGCTGCAATCATTGCAATAGAATGAAGTCTGATATGGATACGGTTGAATTCATACGACACGCATGGAAAATAAGCGCATTTAGTAAAACAGGCTGCCGTCAAGGTCTTGGGGGTCCACCATTATGATTTCTCGCCGTGCCTAAACCAACCCCCACCCAGCTCCGCCAGATCGAGGCCCGCAACGAACGCCTTATGCTCCAGACGTTCAACGGCATCATCGCGGACATCAAAGACCAAGTTGTTCTGGCCGAACTGGTGCGAGCGCTTGAGGTGGGCAACGTTGACGCCGTGATCCGCCTGCTGGGCATTGACGCTGCGACATGGGCACCGCTGGCCGATGCTATTCGCACCTCTTACCAAGAGGGCGGCATAACTGGCGCGTCACAGCTTGGGCGCGTGCCAGTAGAGGGTGGCTCCGTTGTGGCCCGCTTCGACATGCGCGCACCGGCTGCCGAGGCGTGGGTTGCCAGAGAGTCGAGCACGCGCATAGTCGAGATTGTCGCAGAGCAGCAGGCCGTCATCCGTAGCGTGCTGGCGGAAGGCGTGGCAGCAGGGCGCGGCCCACGCCAGACGGCTCTTGATCTGATCGGGCGTGTTGACCCTGTGACCAATCGTCGAGTTGGTGGCGTCATTGGGTTGACGCAGAATCAACAGGGCTGGATCAGTAATGCACGGCGCGAACTGTCAGAGCTTGACCCGGCGTACTTCGGCCGAGAGCTGAGAGACAAGCGGCTAGACGGCATGGTGCAACGCGCTATCGAATCCGGCGAGCCGCTGACCCAGGCCGAGATCGACCGCGCTATCACGCGCATGCAGAGCAACGCCTTGCGCTATCGTGGCGAAGTTATCGCACGCACTGAGTCGATTAACGCGCTGCGAGAAGGGCAGGCGCAGGCGATTGCGCAGGCTGTCGGATCGAGTGAGATTGATGCGCGTGATGCATATAAGGTGTGGGACGCCAGCCTTGATGCCAAGACGCGCGAGACTCATGCATTGGCGGACGGCCAGCGCGTACCGATTGACCAGCCGTTCACCGTTGGCGGGTATCAGCTTATGCACCCAGGCGATTCCAGCATGGGCGCGCCTGCAAGCGAGACGATTCAGTGTCGTTGCCGGGCGGCGTACCAGATTGATTACCTTGGTCGGCAGGCTCGGATAGAGGGTTTTGGCTGATGGCTACCTTCCCACTAGGCGACCTAGACAAATGGGTCACGTCCGTACAGAGCCGCGTTAGCGCGGTCGAGAAGCAGTCCGCGCAAGACGTGATCGAAGTGGCGCAGAAGCCTCGTGGAAAGGGCGGCAACATGCCCGTCGATACTGGCTATCTGCGCAACTCTGGGCAGGCAAAGCTGAACAGCCTGCCGTCTGGCGAGTCGTCAGAAGCCAACGAGACAGCCGTTGCGCTGGTGATCTACCGCGCCAAGCCGGGCGACAAGATATACTTTGGCTGGACAGCTGTTTACAGTCGCGCAATGGAGCGCAAATACGGTTACATGCGTTTGGCAGCTCAGAAGTGGGATCGCATCGTGGCGCTCAACGCCGCCAAGCTCAAAAACGCATCACTTAGCAGGGGGCAGCAATGACAATCAGATCAGATGCGTTCGCGCTACTAGCCACGCAACTAACACCGCTGGGCTATCCTATCGCATGGCCTGGCGTCAATTTCACGCCGCCCGGCAGCGGCATCTGGCTTGATGTGACTGTCTTCGAGAACGATCCTCTACAGGATTTTCTAGCCAACGACGGCCCGTCACTGGCGGTCGGGCTGCTGCAAGTCATGGTCGTTGATCGCCCAGGTCGCGGGTCGCTTGCCGCCGATACCGCCGCGTCTGCTGTCATGTCCGCGCTACCAAAGGGCACGCGCATCAGCACAAGCGCGAAGGTCAACCGTCACCCGTATCGCATGAGCGATGATGTCACCGACGACAAGCTGACAGTACCTGTCACCATTCCATACGGCCCATGATTGCCGTCAATTCGTTGACGTGCCATAATTGGCAGGCATATATGCCAACACTAGCTAGAGGGTTTACACATGGCCGATCCACGCACTAATAGCGGCGCAAAGCTCTACATCGCCGTAGATGGCACGGGCGACGCTCTGCCGCAAAACACTGATCTTGATCTTGCCGGGTACCAAGGTCTGACATGGCTGGAAGTCAGCAACGTCGGCAGCTTTGGCGAAACCGGCACCAACACCAATATCGTTAGCTATGACACGCTCGACACCGAAGTGACGAAGAAAGGCAAAGGCATCAGCAATGCAGGGGATGCAGAGCTTGAACTTGCGCGCGACCCTGCCGACTTGGGCCAAATCGAGCTGCGCGCAGCTGCGCTGACTCGCGATAACTACGCCTTCAAGTACGAGCAAGACGACCAGATCACGCCGACAACCGGCAACGGTACAACGTACTACAACCGAGGCTTGGTTGCAGGCCCGCGCCACCCGAACGGCCGCAATGAAGACTTCGTGCTGGAGGTCTACACCCTTGGCATGAATCAGAAAGAAATCGTCGAGGAAGCGACCTAATGGACTTGAGCAAAATCAAGCCTGTTGAGCGCACACTGGAACTGGTTCACCCGGCAACGGGTGAGCCTATCGGCATGCGCCTAGTCATGTGCTCAGGTCAGGACGACCGCGTTAAGTCTGTCATTCGTCGTCACCGTGACGCAGCGGCCATGCGGACGGCAGAGTCCATGCAAAAGGGTGGCAAGCCTGCCCCGCGCCCGATGGCCGAGGTTGAGCGCGAGAACCTGGAAGTTGCAGCGGCAACAATCGTCGGAGTCGAGTTTGATGGCGATAACGACTGGAACGGCTCAACTGAATACAGCCCTGAAATGGCCCTAGAGATTGCGGCGCTGGACTGGATCGCAACTCAGATGAGCGCAAAACTCAAGGCCACCGGGGATTTTTTCGACGCCTGACCGACGAGATGTGCGAGTATCTGCGCACGGAGGCGCGATACGGAACGCCGGATAAGAACGGTGAGACCCGCAGGGATCGCAACAAGCGTTTTCGTGTTGAGTCTCCAGTCTCTATTCTGCCAAACGATGGACGGTATCTGCTAGAATGGCTCATGGATGCGTCAAGTTCCCGCCGATGGGAAAATGGCATACCGAAAATCCTCAGCCCGACAGAGTGGCGATCATGGCAGGAGCTAACCGGCGAGCAGGTCAGGCGCGAAGAATGGGCGGTTCTGCGTGACATGGACCACGCATACACAGGCGCATTAGCAGAAGAATTATCAGACCAGCGGGCAAGAGAAGCGGAGAGTAAGACCAATGGCAGACATCGCTGAACTTGCAATCAGGGTTGAAACGCTGGAGTTGCAGAATGCTAATCGCGATCTAGAGCGCACTGCTGATCGAGCAAAGAAGGCTGATTCTGCCACCACTAAGTTCGCAAAAGGCGCTGGCGTTGCATTCACTGCCGCCGCCGCCGCCGCCGCCGCCGCTGCAACAGCCGTTGCTGCTG